AATATTTTAGAAATTGTTGCAGTATCTGGAGAAGGTTGTTCAGATAATGCTGCCGCTGCTTCCTGTAAAACTAAAATTGCTATTAAAACAAGAGATGGTCAAGATCCAACTAAAATAGTTGTTAATGGTAAGTCTAATCCAAGTAATGTTATTAAATATGAAATAAGAGAGGATAAAAAAGAAGCACAGACATATAGTAGTGAAATAGATGCTAGGGAAATTCCAGGGTTTCCTAATTTAGTGAATTATGGTGATAAGATAACTGCGGTTGATATTGCACAAACAAATTATGATAATGCAAAAACCACATTACTAAGTGATTTTAATAGAACTAATAGAGATAATGCTTTAAATAGTTATACTGCTTTAAATACCGCTAAAAAAGAATTAAATACATTTAGTGATATAGATAAAATAACTGTAATTGCGTATTTAAGTGAGAATAAGTTAACAACAAAAGTGAGAAAAAGATTTACAATAACAGAATTTGGTTTAGAATAGAATATATGGGAAAAGAATATTTCGATAGATATCAAAGTTTCAAATTTGATGGTGGATATAAATTTATTCCATTTATTAAATTAGAACCCAAACAAACTGATAAATCAGTTGTGTATGAATCACAAATAACTAGGTTAGATAAACTTAGTCAAACCTATTATAATAATCCATATCATGGATGGTTAATACTTTTAGCGAATCCACAATTTGGAGGTGTTGAAGAAAACATTCCAGATCAGGAAATAATTAGAATACCATTTCCATTTAGGGATACATTACAACAATATATTTCAGAGGTTGAGAAATATTTCTTATTATATGGAAAAAAATAAAAAAATATTATGAATGACGGAGATAATGTAGAAGAATTAAGTTCTGGTAATATAATAAATAAGGGTGGTGGGAAAGTTTTTGTAATAGATCCCAATCCACCTGGTATGGATATTTTACCACCTGAAGATTTATTTATATATGTAAAATTTTCTGCGTATCCAAGAAGTAGAACAACTTATGGTGGTCAATCAAAAGAAGGGAATAATATCTTTAGAAATTTAGGTGTAGAGGATGAAGTCAATTTTATTTCAACAGAGATAAAATATGATAATAATGGAAAATTAAGTCCAAATCCTCAAGAAACATATAGTACAACAAACTGGACTAATCTTGGTGGATTTAGTAACAGTAGAAGTGGTGGTATATTGGAAGGATTTGGTATTAAAAGTATTAATATAAAATATAATGCGAGTTTTGTTCCTGAAGTAGATATAACATTTACTGATGTTAGGGGTGGTGCGTTATTTGATTTAATACAAGATGAAGATATTGTTTCACCTTATGCGGTATTCTTTAAATTACCTTATCCAGTTTTTAAATTATCTGTAAAAGGGTATTATGGACAAATGGTTGATTATTGTTTACATATGCTCAATTGGACAACTACTTTTGATAGTACAACAGGTAATTTTGATATATCCGCAAACTTTGTTGGATTTCAACAAGCGTTTTTAAGTGATATGGTAATTGGTAATATTATTGGGGTTGTTAATACAACTGAAGGTTATAATAAATTAAACAAAATTTATGATTTAAATAAATCACAAGTTGGTTTAGGTTCATCTTCTATTGGTAAAAGTTTAGCAGATATAAGACAAAGTGGTGAATTAAATGTAAGAAAATTGGATGATTTTTTTACAAAAATTGCAAAACTTCAAATTGATTCTGAGGTTATTAAAAGTGATATGAATTCATTTAATGTTTTAAAAGATTTAAATGGAAGATTAACAATATTAAAAAGTATAAGTAGTTTTTTAGGTACATCAATACCTAAAGATAATAATAATCAAAATAGTGGTGATGGTAATTATTTAAATATACCAAATAGTAAAAGTCAAATTGATGGTAGTACTATCAAGGATAATAATTTACAATTAAGAAAAAATTATCTCTCAATAAGAGATTATTTAATTATCAATAGTGGTAGTAGAAATTCATTTAAAGATTATGTTATAACATTAAATTCATTAATATTAAAATATAAAGAATATCTTAATTCTGATAGTAGAGTACCATATAAACCAGTTAATAGTGTTCAAGAATTATCAGAAAAAAAAAGAATTGATAAACTGAATGGATTTTTTGAATTAAATCCCACAGATGAAAAATTAATTTCATCATTTAACGATATTACCAATGAAAATAATTGGTTAAATTTTGTTTCAGCATCATTTAAAAATAGTAGTAATGAAGTTACTGGTTTAGTATTATCAACTGTTTTAGAAAAAATGTATACATCAGGTGATGTTATTAATTTAAATAATGATTATAACAAAGGTAAAAACAATGAAATATTTGAAATAAATACATTTATTAAAGAAGTTAATAATAGTATTACTAATAGTAATAGTAATAATAGTTTTTATGGTGATTCATTATTACCGCAATCAAATGTTTTTGTTGTTGATTTTAGAGAACAAAGAGTATTGGTAGATAAATCTATTCAAGAGTTAAAAGATGTTATCAAAGAACAAAGTGATATTGTACAAAAAGATTTAAATAATACTTTATTAGTAAATTTTAAAAAAGAGAATAATTTTAATCCAACAATTAATTCATGTTTTGAAATATTAATGAATAATACTCAAGCAATGTTGGAAACAATATCTGATATAACTAAGTTATCAGAATCATCATCTTTATTATCTAAAAGGAATGAAGTTTTTAATAAAAGTGAAATAAAAACTGATTTACCATCAAGTATAAAAGATAAATTAAGTGAAAATAATTTAATAAAGGGTATTGCGTGGGTGAGTTTTTATCAGGAATCAACAAATGGTGATCGTACTGAAATATATATTGGTGATACCACTGCGACAAGAAATGATTTTCCAGAATATGATTTTGTTGAAAGGGTATTTGATAATCTTGTAAGTAAAACACCTACATTAGATCAAATTACAAAGAGTAGTGTATCAAGAAATGGATTGGATGGAGATAATTGGTTCCCAATTAATCCTATGGATAGTAAAGTAAATCCATTTATTAAATTTAATAGTTTAACCGATATTAAATCAATTAATGACGAGTTTATTAAGGAGATAATTAATAGAGTAACTTTATTAACTAATTATTCTTTATTTGATAAAACTACTGGTGGTGAATTATCAGTTTATGGTAAATTCGATGCAATAAACGCGTATGAAACCATTATCAATAATCAAGTTAAATTGATAATGAAAAATAGTATTAATACAATACTTAATGATATTAATTCTACAGTACCATTAGAAAAAACAAGTATTCTTGGTAATTCTTCATTTTTTACTAGTAATATTCAAGAAGTACCAACACCGTTAGATAGTTATATCTATAAAGAAACTAAATTACCAGTATTTGGTGAATATAGAATTAGTGGTACATTCAATAAATTTGGTGATTACATTGCGTTTGATGAAAGTAGTATATTAAATAACAGTAAAAAATTATGGAGTTCAATTTTACAAACTGAAGAGTATAGTAAATTAACCAAACCAGATTCAGATAACGGTATAAATGTTGAAGAACGTAGTGGTGAACTATATTATAAAAACTATTACAGTGATTCAAATAATTTAACTACTAATAATTTATTCAATGTTTGGGATGTAGAAGTTTCAAAAAATTTATTAACATCAAATGGTAATAAAATAACTAATATTTCAAGTTCAAAATTAACTGATATTAATCCATTGGTTAATGATAATAGTAAATATATAAACATGACATATTTCAATAATAGTGGTCAATGTTCATATGAAACATATGTGTTGGAAAGTAATTTATATAAAAAACAATCATCTAATTATTCAAGATGTTATTTATTATTATCAACAATTCCATTTAGAACTTTCAAAGAAGGTTTTATAAATTCAGTTTTTAATGGTAAACCCAATAGGTTTTTTGGTTCAAGAGTTGTTCAATTACCGAGTATATATGTTTATTTTATTGGTTCATTATTATGGAGATATCAGGAAGGATTAAAAGGAGTTGACCCAATCAATTTTTCTGTTACATCATCTGGAAGTACGTGTGATTATAATATATTTAAAACACCATACACAGAATATTTAACAAAAATTACTTATTTTAATTCTAAAGGTATTAAAGATAAATCATTAGATAGTGAATTAAAAGTATTACCAGAAAATGTAAAGAATCAATTTATTAAAAAATTTAAGAGTTGGGTTGATTCAAATTTCACAGATACCTTCACAGGTAATTTTGAAAAAACAATATCTAATACATATTCAACATCTACTTTAGATGTTAATACAGTAAATAAAAGTAAAAGGGATTTATTAAATTATCTTATTGAAACTACTAATTTAATTATTTTTAATCCTAACATATTTAATCCTTCTAGAGAAGAAGAAGGATTGTTATTTAATACTACTGATCTAATTACTTATATTAAAAAATTTAAGGAAATATTTGATAAGAATGTAGATCCAAATACACAAACAAAAAATACAGAAAAGGAAGATAATAATAAAAATAAAAATAATGAAATAAAATTACAGATATATAACTATTTTAAAAACATAAATGATAAATGGGTTTCTGATACCGATAAATCATTTAATGTATGTGGTGTACAAGGTGCGTCACTTTATAGTTATTTTAAATTTATTGATAGAGGGTGGAGAGATATTGGGGATTTTGCGACATTTAATTTAAAAAGTTTCCTATCATTGGGATCTAATTTAAATACAAGTATGTATTTTTATATGTCTAAATTATTAAGAGACAGTAATTTTTTATTACAGATTTTACCAAATTATATTGATTATAAAAATAAAATTGAGGTTTCTAAAATGTTTAAACCATTAACTACATTAGAAACTAATAGTTCTTCTGGACCAGTATATTGTTGTGTTTTTATTGGTGGATCATCCCAAGTATTAGATATTAGAGAAAGAAGTAACTATTACTATGAAAATGATGGGTTTAAATTTAAATCTGGTGAAATACCACAAGATATTACAGATTCTAATAAAGCTGATGATTTTTCATTAGTTGCGTTTAGAGTATCACTTGGTGCGCAAAACCAATCAATATTTAAAGATATTTCCATGTCACAACAAGAACATAGAGCAACCGCAGAATATTTTCAAACGTTAGCGGATGTAATAGATAAAAGAGGTGGAACCCAAAAAACTTATGTTGGTACAGATTTATTAAGTATATTTAAAACTAGATCTTATACAACAAAAATAAGTGGGTTAGGATGTATGAATATACAACCAATGATGTATTTTGATTTACAGAATGTACCATTTTTCAATGGTGCATATATGATAACAAATGTCAGTCATAATATAACACCAAATCATATGACAACAAGTTTTGAAGGTATTAGACAATCAAAATATATATCACCACCAATTACTAAAATAACTACAGATTTGGATGTTGATTTAAATGAGTCAAGTAATGTACCTAAATTAGAATTTACTAATCTTAAAAATACTAACCCTATTTTCTCTATTGGTTTAACTAATCCAACTGAAGAATTTAATTGGAATAATTTTACATTACAAAAATTCTATTTACTTGGGGTTTCTAAAGAATCAATTACTCAGGATGAATTAAATACTTTTGTAACTATTCTTAAAAATGAGAATATAGTAAGTAATAGTCAGGTTACTATGTTTATTAGTAATGTATTATCACAATCAAATTATTTAAGTAAAAGGGATTTTACATTTAATGTTAATGATTTAATTAGTTCTGAAGTAAAGTTTCCATCTAACGATACTAATTACCCTGATCAAACTAAATATTATGTCAATAGTTTGAGTGGTCAAACATATAGTGGAATAACATCATATAGACCAGTATCTAATGTTGGTTTAGAATTTGATGTTGCGTATAATCCTAAATCCAGTAATTTACCTGGTAGTGATGAATATGTTAAATTTAATGGTACCAATGGTGATTCATTAAAATATTTTAATATATATGAGGGTGATTCATATAGATTTCAACCTAGGGGTTATTTGTATTTAACAGGTAGAAGGGAATATTTTAAATATTATAAAGAAGAAGGATTAAAAAATCCATCTATAGTATCCAATAGTAGTGAGAGTTCATTCAAAACATCTATTATGGTTTGGAAGGGTAAAACTGATGAAAGTAATAAAACATCATATGACTATTCTGGATTAAAAGATGGTACATCAAGTATATTTGAGAAAACAACTAATATATGTCAGGATGTTGGTAAAAAAAGTATTAGTGAAAATTTCTTGGTGTTTGAAAAAGTTTTAACTACATTTGTTGATAAGAATGGTGTGCAACTTATTAATTATTTTAAACCTTAATTAAGTCATGTATTTAGGAAATATAGTAACAGATGAAAAATTAAATATTGAGTATTATAATATTTGTAATGATATTGATAATATAGATGAAACATTACCAACATTGATAATTGGATGGAAAAAAACAAAATCTATTATTGGTGAGGGTAATGTTTCAATTCTTCATAAGAAGATCAATGAAAAATTATATTGGACATTTGATTCAAAAGAACGTAAATCTGATATGGATTTGGATCTGGAAACATTTATAAATGTATGTGTAAATAAATATGGGGATAATATTCCATATGTTTATTTGGATATTTTATATGGTAAAAGAAAAATTAATTTTAAAATTATAAAAAAGATTTTATCATTAAAACAAACATTTACCTATATCACTGAAAATGATATGTTATACATTTATGGTGAAAACATTATATTTGGAATAGATTTAGAAATGGTGGAATATGTATCCAATAAAAAAAATAAGATTTTAAATAAGATAAATGAATTTAAGAACAATGTTTTTGTGAATAATCAAATATTTAATATAGGTAAGGATTTATTGGATAAGATTAATAATAAAAAGAGATTAACACCTTACCTATATAGTGATGTTCATAGAGAATAAAATTATTACCCTCGCATCTTTTGTTGATAATTCTAAAGTAGTTAATTTTAAAAATTATCTAAATAAAAAATTCGATATTCCAGAAGATAAAATATTCCAATACTCAATTGATGATGAAACAAAAAAAATTCTAACTTTTAGAATAACATTAAATGAAGATAAAATTGTGGATACAAATACATTTTATCCTAAAACAATTATTGTTCATAAAAAGGGAGAATGTTTTTATACAATTAACGCGTTAAATGAATTGATTGAAAAAGTATCTGGATTGGAAATTGGTAATATTGAACATAGAAATTTTAAAATAAATTGGTCAGAATATCAAAATAAATTTATTCTTATAAAAAATCAAGAATTAAAAATTATTGACATTAAAAAATATCATTTTTAATGAAAAAGAAACTTATAATAACTGAATCTCAATATAAGAGATTAATTAATGAACAATTTAATTCAGATTATCTTGAAAAAGTTTCTAGACGTATAGAATCCCAATATTTCCAGAATATGGAAGTAAAGAAAGCATTACATGAAAGTGTGAACAATAAAAAAATCTGGTATCATGGAACAGCAGACTCAAGAGACCTTGAAGTAGCTGGAGGATTCCATGATAAAATAACTTCTGTAGGATATCTTGAAAATCCTGGTGAATATTTAATACATATGGAAGAATTAAATGCAGCAAGATCCGAAGGTAATCAAAAAAAATATTTTCAATTACTTGATAAGACTTCTGAATATATAAAAAGATTTTCATACCATAACCCAGTATTTTTAACAGATATTTACAGTGTGGCAAAAACCTATGCTGATCCCAAACGAGCATTTGATTACCAAGGAGCGGTTGAAAAAGTTTATAAGGTTGAAGTTGAGTGTAATAATGTTGCTACAATTATCGCAACAGGAGACAGATTCAGGTTCATTGGTATTGATAAAGTAAAATTAGGGTTTATTAATGCTGGAGTTCCAGAGAATGTTATCAATAAACTAATTGAAATGTTTAATTACACTGTTTCAGATAATAAAGGTATCAAAACGGATACTGTTGCTGCGATTGGTAAGTGGTTAGATTTCGATTGTATTGATGTTGTAGGGGTTTTAGATTCATATCAAGGTGGAACAACAAAATCTACTGTTAGGATGGTTTTGAATCCTTCTAAGATAAAGTTGTTATAGAATATTTATATATAAAAAAATATTTTTTTTAATTGTCTTATATTTATATAGAAATAAACATTATGAAAAACGAAAAAAAGAATACAGAAAATCTAAACAAAAACCTTGATTCATTCTTGGGTGAAAATAATAAACCAAAAAAAGAATGTACAGGTGAAGAATGTTTAATCAACGATGGAAAAGAAATTGTTGAAAGAGTTAATAAGGTTTATAAAACCAATGATGGAAGACAACTATTAATGTAATTATGAAAAAATCTTTATTATTAGAATTAAAAAGACATAAACAATTGTTGGAATATGATTTCTATACAAATGAAAAAGAAGAGGATCTAAATGGTCAATTACTTTTAGATGAACAAGATCCAGTTCCTGGTGAAGGTGAAGACGAATTCCCAGTTGATGATCTTGAAGATCCTTCTTTAGGTGATTTGGATTTAGATCTTGAACCACCAACAGATGAAACTCCACCAACAGATTTCGCGGAACCACCAGTTCCAGAAACACCAATGTCAGAACCAACCATGAGTGATGGTGAAACAATTGAATTGGATGTTACCGATTTGGTAACTAAAAGTGATGAAACAAAATCTTCTGTAGATGGTGTAAGTACCAAAATGGATGATTTATTATCAAAATTATCTGATCTTGAATCTCAAATTACTGGTATGGATACCATTATCAATAAAATTGATGGTTTGGAAAAAGAAATTGAAAAAAGAAATCCAACTCCAATTGAAAAATTGGAAATGAGATCTTTAAGTTCATTCCCTTATTCAGTTAAATTAACAGATTTCTGGTCGGATAAAGAAGGTTACGAAGCGACAGAAGAGGAAGATGAAGATTATGTACTTAAACAAAGTGATGTAAATAATTTTGATGAAAGATCAATCAAATCTTCATTTAATAGTACTAATGAATTTTAAATGAAAAGGAAACTTATTATTACAGAATCTCAATATAAAAGATTAATCAATGAAACACAAATCGTTGTAGAAGAAATAAGTTTTCAAGAATTAAAAAAATATCTTCTTATTTCTGAAGGTAAAGCAACTGTACTTGTTGATAAAATCAAGGAAGAAAATGTTATTGGATCAATTAATAGTTATTATTCTAATAATAGTAATATTTTTGGTAATTTTACATTTAATCTTGAAACAACAACACATTGGTTACAAAGATTAGATAGAACAAAAGAACCTGAATTTATAAATAATATAAATATTTTTGATCCAGATGATACTGAAGGTATTGATTTAGTATTTAAATCCTTACCTAACATATCAGAAAAAATTAAAAATTATGATTGGAATAAAAGTAATTCAATTTGTTTAAAATTGAAAACAAAATCATATAATAATAATGGTGATTTAGTACCTTACACAGAAGTAATAAGAATTTTAAAAGATAATAAACCAAAAAATTATACAATAAGATTAATAACACATATGAAGGGTATACCACTTTTTGATAAAAATTATGATAATTGTTCAACTACTGTGATAACATAAATAAAAAAGGTGGGAAATTTTTTCCCACCCACATCAATTGTCGTTTATTGTTACGCCAGTTGTCCTATTACTGGAGAGGATGTAGTTACCATCTTTTAAGATGTATTCAGTGTTACTAAGACTTCTTTTTAAACTACCAGGTCTTTTCAACCCATAACTTTTAAGGAAAGTCACCAACCTTTTATATAAATATATTGTAAGTTAATAAGTGTAAGTTTTTTTATATAATGATTAACCAACCAATATAAAATAAAGTTCCAAGTTTTTTAAATTTTTTTCCATGTGAATAATATTCAAATCTATTATAGTCGTTTGGTGTTAATAACAAGAATGATGTGTTAATAGTTCCAAGAGGTAATAAAATATAAAATATATGTTTAATTCTAAATATATAAAAGCGTACACATCAGTTGAACGAGAATTCGTTGAAGATTATTTATTCCATAGTGAAGAATATAATTTTTTTGATAATATTGAAAGTGCGAAAGAAGATATGGAATTATTTAAAGAAGAATCAGATTTCACATATATTTTAGATGTTAATATAAAAAATAATTTATTTAATATCCATAAACAAGAACATAGAACATTATTATATAAACACCTACCAAAGATTACTAATGTTGGTAGTAATAATATAAATAAAGATTTACTTATGTGTTATTTAATGGGTAATATTAATAAAGATCAAAATGAAATAGAAACAGAAGAAGATACAGATTATTTATTTTCATTCCCAGTGAAAGAAATAATTAAAAATTTAGGTTATAACGGTTTTATCTCAATGTTTGAACAATTAAGTAAATATACTGTATTCCAACCAAATAAGAATATACAAATAAATAAAGTTATTTTAAAGTAAAAATAATTTCAATTTATTTAATTAATTATTAGGAAATTCAAACACCATCATATATCTTTGTAACTGTATTAAACAACATTTATTAATTATTAAATTTTTTTAAAGTAATGGCGAAAAAATCATTAGACGCTATTTTGTCTCAGTACGAAAAAAATACTGAACCGAAAGAACACAAATCAAAACTCTCTAATGAAGAGAGATTGAAAAAGTACTTTTCTGAGAAATTACCAGAAAAAGTAAAAACCCAAACAAAAACATTCCGTATTCTCCCAGGTAAAGATGAAGAATCACCTTTTGATGAGGTTTACTATCATGAAAAAGAAGTAAATGGTAAATTTGAAAAGATTTATTGTTTACACCATAATGATGGTGAACATTGTCCACTTTGTGAAGCAAAAGATGCGTTATACGAAGAAGGTACTGAAAAAGCGAAAAAATTAGCGAGTGCATTGGTTGCACGTAAATTCTACGTAGTAAAAGGTATTGACCGCGACAAAGAAGAAGATGGTGTTAAATTTTGGAGATTTAAACACAATTACAAAGGTAATGGTATCTACGACAAATTAATGTCAATCTTTAAATTAAAAGGTGATATTACAGATCCACGAGAAGGTAGAGATATTGTTATTTCTAGTGGTAGAGATGATAAAAACTATACTGTAGTAAATTCTATTATCCCTGAAGATATTTCTATCTTAACAAAGGATAAGGATAAAGCAAAAGACTGGTTTAATAATGTCGAAACACATAGAGATGTATATGCAAAAAAATCCTTAGAATATATGGAGATTATTGCAGTAAACAAAACTCCAGTGTGGGATTCTGAATCATCAAAGTTTATATCTAAAGAAGATAAGGAAGAAAAAGAAGCGAATAGAGAAGTCGCATCCCTATCTGAAGAGATAAATATGATGTCAAGTAAGGGTAAAGATAAAACCCCAAAAACTACTAAAACGGTTAAGAAACCAATAGTTATTGAAGATGATGAGGATGAAGATGATGATGACATTGAAACTCAAGATTTAGATGATGACGATGAACTTCCGTTTTAATCATGAGTAAAAAACAACCAATAAAGAAAAAAGTTGGACCTTCAGATTTTTCTCTAATTAGAAAGAAATTTTCTTCATCTGAAAAGTATAAAGAACAAAAGTATTTCGATTTAGGTGAAGCGTTCCAAAAATCTACTGGATTACCTGGACCAGCAATGGGTCAAATAAATATGTTATTGGGTCACTCTGATACAGGTAAAACCACTGCACTTATTCAGACTGCGATTGACGCGCAAAAGAAAGGAATATTACCTATCTTTATTATTACTGAACAAAAATTTAGTTTTGAACACTGTAAACAAATGGGTTTAGAAACTAATTATATTGAAGAGGTAGATGAAGAAACTGGTGAACTACAAGCATATTGGGATGGATTTTTGATGTATAAACTAGGGTTTGAATTTATTGAACAACCTTTTGCATATATAACAGAAATTCTTGATGCGCAGAAAAGTGGTGAAATACCTTATGATATTGTTTTCTTGTGGGATTCTATTGGTACCATTCCGTGTGAAATGAGTTTTAATGGTAAAGGTGGAAATCAACATACCGCAAGGGTTATATCTGAAAAATGGGGTATGGGTTTAGCACAAAGAATTACTTCTTCAAGAAAAGAAAGTTATCCTTATACTAACACCATGATTTTTGTAAATCAACCATGGGTAGAATTACCTGAAAATCCATATGGACAACCAAAAATTCAACCTAAAGGTGGTAACTCAATTTATTTATCTTGTGCATTGGTGTTCTTATTTGGTAATCAAAAATCTTCAGGTGTATCAAAAATATCTGCGGTAAATAAAGGAAGAACAGTCAATTTTGCGATTAGAACTAAAGTTGGTATTCTAAAAAATCATATGAATGGTCTAGGTTTTGCGGATTGTAAAATATTAGCAACAACGCATGGATTTATTGAGGATGATAAAAAAGCAATTGATAAATACAAAAATGAGTATAAACAATTTTGGTCGCAAAATTTTGATGATACAACTGATTTTGAATTAGTTGAAGAAACACAAATAGAAGCACCTGTTGATTACACTGATGATTGATTTTTTTTAACGTAATAAATTATGGTTAGTGAAATATCCACAGAAAAAAAATAGGTATACAAATACACTTTTAGTTGATGGGGATTCATTATTAAAAACCGCCTATCATGGTGCTAAAGATCTTTATCATAAAGAAGTTCATATAGGCGGTATTTTTCAATTTTTAACAATGTTGAGAAAAATAATAAATGAATATCGTTTTGACAAGGTGTATGTATTTTGGGATGGTAAGTATAGTGGTAGATTAAGATATGACGTTTATAGTGATTATAAATCGAATAGAAATAAGGATTTTTATAATGATACACCACCAACTGATATTGAATTGTATTATCAGAAAGAAAGGGTTAAATTATATTGTGAAGAATTATTTATAAGACAATATAGTGATGAAGTTATAGAAGGTGATGATTGTATCGCGTATTATGTTAAAAACATAAAACCAGATGAGAAAATTGTCATTATGTCCAATGATAGAGATTTGTGTCAATTAATTGATGTTCGCGTTGGTATTTATATTATCAATTTAAAAAAAATAGTATCAACACTTAATTATCATGAATATTTTAATCATCATCAAAAAAACCTTAAATTAATAAAAATTATTTCTGGTGATGTTAGTGATTGTATAAAAGGTATTACTGGTATTAGTGAAAAAACTTTAATAAACCATATACCAGAAATAAAAGAAAAATCAATTACTTTAGATTTCATTCTAACAAGAATTGAAGAGATTCAACAAGAAAGAAAAACCAGATTAAAATCGTTAGATAACATTCTTAATAGGGTAACAAAGGGTATACAAAAAGAAAAGATCTTTGAAATTAATGAGAAAATTATTGATCTCAGTAAACCAATGTTAACTGAATCATCTAAAAATGATATGGATTATTTATTTGAAACTACCATAGATCCAGAAGGTAGAGAAATAAAAAATGTTATAAATATGATGATTGAAGATGGATTAATAAATGCGATTCCTGGTGGTAATGATAATTATATAAACTATTTACAACCATTTTTAAACGTAATTAAACGTGAAAAAAAATATTATAACGACTTAAATTCCTGATAAATGAAAAAATTTCAAACATTCCCATACGAATTCTTATTCCTCATTAATGGAAACCCAATTGTTGGTAGGAATTTCCAAATTAAAAATTTCAATAGTGATTCAATTAGTTCAATAGAATTAAAAGAAACCATTGATAACTGTGTTGATATCATCAAAGAACATTTTAAAGATAAAAGTTCAGATTATCTATACAAATATCATAACTATTATTCAAATGAAACTGAATCCGTTTTAAATGAATATAAAAATGTTTATGAAGATGAAGATACATTCTCTTTCCAAATAAAAGTAAAAGATAGAATAGTTGCAGAATCATTCTTCACTGGGAATGATTTTCCACCAAAAGTAAGATATGATGTGGATATAAGAAATATTATTCCAAGAATTATTGAAACAATCCAACATGGTTTAAATGGAAATGAATACACACAAGAATATTGTGGATATGATTTAACATATAGAATAGATCATATTTATTTAAAAGAACTAATACAATTAGAAAATACTTATGAGTAAAAATGATAGTTCAAACTTAGGTTATTTAGGTTATAGTTTTCAAATTAAACTATTAAAACAGTTAGTTGAAGATCATAAATTCTCTGAATCAATCATTCATATTATTGATCCAAACTATTTCGATAATGAGTATATGAAACTTATGATCGTTAATTTGAAAAATCACCTTAGTAAGTATGAAACTATCCCAACCTATGAAACCCTCTTTAACCTAATAAAAGTTGAAATCAAACGTGAAATCGCAAGAGAAAGCGCAACAGAATTGGTTAAAGAGGTTCAAGGTACTGATAATAAAGATTGTTTACATGTTCAAGATGTCGCAATACGATTCTTTAAACAACAAGAATTAAAAAAAGCAACTCAAAAAATTCAGAAAATATTAGATACTGGTGATTTTGATAGATATGATGAATGTGAAGAATTAATTAAACAAGCAATATCTGTTGGTACCGAAACTGATGAGGGTGTAGATGTTTTTCATGCGATCGAAGATGTATTAGATGAAGATTATAGAAACCCAATCCCTACTGGGTTACATGGTATTGATAGTTTAATGGGTGGTGGTTTAGCAAAGGGTGAATTAGGTGTTATATTAGCAGCATTCGGTGTTGGTAAAACAACTATTATGACCAGGATGGCGAATACCGCGTATCTTGAAGGTAAAAATGTGGTACAAATATTCTTTGAAGATAATGTTAAAGTTATACAAAGAAAACATATTACTTGTTTTACTGGAATACCATTAAGTGAAATTAGTGATAGAACAGATGAGATTAAAGAATTATTACCATTGTATCAAGAAAATGGTGGTAATTTAATACTTAAAAAGATGCCAAGTGATGGTACTACTATGCCACATATTAGACAGTATCTTAAAAAACTAATTTCATCTGGTATTAAACCCGATATTATTTTTCTTGATTATATTGATTGTGTACAATCAACAAAACAATATAAAGATGATTATGGTGGGGAAGGACCTGTTATGCGTCAATTTGAAACTATGTTATCTGAATTGGATATTGCAGGTTGGACAGCAGTACAAGGTAATAGAAGTGCAATCGGTGCAGAATTAGTTGAAGCAGATATGATGGGTGGATCAATTAAGAAAGGACAAATTGGTCACTTTATTATGTCAGTTGCAAAAACATTAGCACAAAAAGAAGAAGGAAGAGCAACAATGGCGATTCTTAAATCTAGATTTGGTAAAGATGGTGTTATATTTGAAGATATCTTATTCGATAATGGTACATTAGTTATTGATGTAAATGATAGTAGTGATATATCATTCCTGGAACATGGTAAAGAGAATAAGAAAAGAGATAGTAACTTTATTGAAGAAACAATTAAAAAACGTAGAGAAGCATTAAACGGAGTATAATATGAAAGAAAAAATTTTAATAGAAAACCCAAATAGATTTGTACTATTCCCAATTCAATATGATGATATTTGGGAATATTACAAAACACATCAAGCAGCGTTTTGGACTGCGGAAGAAATAGATTTATCTAATGATAATAAAGATTGGGATAACTTATCAGATAATGAAAAATATTTCTTGAGAAACATTCTATCATTCTTTGCAGCATCAGATGGTATTGTTAATGAAAATTTAGCAGAAAATTTCTATCGTGAAGTTCAATATCCAGAAGCAAAATTCTTTTATGGATTTCAGATTGCGATGGAAAATATACATTCATTCACCTATTCTTTGTTAATTGATACATATATCAAAAACCCAAAAGAAAAAGATGAATGTTTTCATGCGTTAGATAAACTACCAGCGGTACAAAAGAAAGCAGCATGGGCGTTAGACTGGATTAAAAATTCATCTTTCCAAGAAAGGTTAGTAGCATTCGCAGCAGTTGAAGGTATTTTCTTCTCAGGTTCTTTTTGTAGTATATTCTGGTTA